TAGTTCTAGAGCAAAAACATATAGGGCCATGAGAGGGATAAATGGAAGCAAACGAGTTAGTAAAATATATAAACAAGAAAACAAAGAACACTAAAAAACTGATAGATGCTTTAGTGGATATTGTTGAGGATAAAGAACAGCCACCCGGCCCGAGGATTAGAGCCGTCGAGGTGTTGTTTAAGTTAGTGGGTTTGGATGATGAAGAGAAGAAGTACGACGCGACCGATGTTGCTGATATTGCTACAGCTTTATCAGTACTGGACAAAAGGATAAAAGAGAGGGTTGATGGCTGACCTAACTACTATAATAGAATACTATAGAGATAACCCTATAGATTTTGTTATTTATTGTTTGGAAATGGAACCTACTAACCAACAGGAAGAAATACTAAACGCGGTTAGGGATTACAGGTTCGTAGCCGTCTCCTCTGGTAGAGGTATAGGAAAATCCCTGGTGGCTGCTTTTACTATTTGGTGGTTTCTTTGTACGAGATATAAGCCACAGGTGCCCACCACGGCTCCCACAGCGAGCACACTGAACGATGTATTGTGGAGTAGGTTAGCGGACTGTTATGATAGGTTAAGCCCCGTATTCAAATCACAGTTCGTTATGACGAGTGATAGAATATACCACATAAATTTCAAAAAGCAATGGTTCGCGGTAGCAAGAACAGCACGAGCAGAGAACCCAGAGGCGTTACAAGGTTTCCATGCCGACCATATGCTATTAGTAGCAGACGAGGCTGCTGGTATACCTGAAAATACACTAACCTCTGCTCTGAACTCCTTTACCCAACCAGAGAACTATGGTTTACTAATTTCTAACCCCAACCGTTTGTCTGGTATGTTTTATGATATATTTCATTCTATAAATAAATGGCATACTCTAACCTTTTCTGCGGAAGACAGTCCTTTAGTTAGCCAAGAGTGGTTGGATTCTATGGCACAGCAGTACGGTAAAGATAGTGGGGTTTATGACATTCATGTGCGCGGGCGATTTCCTACTTCTGAAAACTCTACTCTGATTGATTTATACAAGTTAGAAGAGGCCACAAAAAGAGAAGTGGAAGTAGAGGGGCAGGTATACTGGGGAGTGGGTGTTGCGAGATTCGGGGATGATAAAAGTGCCTTATGTATTAGAAGGGGTAATTCTGTTTTGTCTATTGAAACTTTTAGCAAAAAGTCCACCATGGAACTAGTGGGTATAATAGCAAATAGATATAGAACCACTGAAGAAAAGCCCGTATCTATATTTGTAGATGTAATAGGCGTGGGCGGCGGGGTGGTGGATAGGTTGGCAGAATTAAACCTACCTGTGGTTAGCGTCAATGTGGGTAACCGAAGCAACGAGCCTGATAAATACATGAGACTCCGAGATGAATTATGGGACAAGTTTAAGCAGTGGATAAATAGCGACATGGTCTCTATTCCACCTGACAGAGAATTGATACAGCAGTCGGCGGCTATTAGATTTAAATTTGATAGTAGCGGTAAAATGCAGATAGAGAGAAAAGAGGACTTTAAAAAGAGGAACCCAAGACTGGGTTCGCCTGATTTAGCCGACGCAGTATGTTTAACATTCTATGAGGGGAATAACAGAATCTATGATGTCGTATTCTAAACTAAAAGAGGAATAACGAAATGAGCATATTAGATGTTTTGCGAAGGTTTTTTGTAGGCGCGGAGGAAAAAACCATCGGCGAAGAAATCATGCCATATGTAACCAGCGGGCAGATGCACTATTTTAATGCGCAGGCTCTAAATCCGTATAGTAATTCATATGTGGTTTACAGAGCCATAAACCTGATAGCATCTAATAGTGCTGAAGTAAATCTAAAACTGTATAGAGATAGTAATCAACTCGACAGGGATAACGAGGTCAGTAGGCTTCTAAGAATGCCCAATCCTGATATGTCGGGTTACGAGTTGTTTGAGTACTCCTATATCTATTTTTATCTATACGGCGAAGCCTTTTGGTTTCTAAACACCAACGAGGCGGGTGTGGTAAAAGAAATCTATACGCTAAATCCGAAGTATATGGAGCACACCGTAGATAAGAATACAGGTAGGATTTCTAAATGGGTATATAACAAAGCAGTACCCATGGAGCCTGAACAGGTAGTACACTTTAAATTGTTTAACATAAACAGCACATTGCGGGGGATGTCCCCACTGTCGGTGGCTAAATTAGAGTACGAAGCCGATAACGCCGCCGCACAGTTTAACAAATCATTCTTTGACAATTTCGCACAGTTAGGTGGTGTTATTACTGTTGATAAAGAGAGCGAGATATCTATAGAACAAATGAGGGCTGTGGTAGAGAAATTTAACCAACAGCACAAAGGAGCAAGCAAAGCATACAAGGTAGCGGGTCTTTTAGGTGGTATGCAGTTTAAAGAGATAACCGCCTCTATGCAGGACCTACGCTTTATAGAAGGTAGAGATGCTATACGGGATAGAATTTTATTACTATTAGGGGTTCCTAGAGCGGTGTTGGGTATTTCTGATGGTGTGGATAGAGCAGTAGCACAGACACAGATGAGGGCACTATGGACACTAACTATAAAGCCCAACCTGATTAGGTTCCAAGAGAAGTTGAATGCTAAACTATTGGATATTTATTACCCAGGTTTAAATTGCGTTTTCGACTTTGATAGTATAGAGGAATTAAAACCTGACCTAAACGAAACTCTAGAGGCGGCCAATAAACTATTCCAGCTGGGCTATAACAAGGGCGAGATAAATGAGCGTTTATCTTTAGGCATGCCTGCTACGGATGATGATGAAACTAGATATATTTCTATTTCGATGATAGAGACGGGCACAGTAGAGGCGCCTACACCTGCAAAAGAAATAGAGGCGGTGGTAGATAAGTCCGCTCGTGAAAATAGAATACAGGCGCAATATCTTCGCGCCCAGGCGGCGCAGGAGCGCGTTTTTCAGGCCGCGCTGAAGAAGTATATGTTTAGCCAAAGGAAGAAGGTTTTAGGTGCTCTAAACGGAAATAAGGCCACCACAGAGGAAGCAGAGATAATAGCCGCCATTGCTACAGTGATAGACGGAGACACCGCTGAATTAGAGAAGGTTATGAAGCCTCTTTATGCAGAAGCCGTGAAATCCGCCGTCAAGCTATCATTAGCAGCAATAGATTTAGACAGCCCGTACGAAGTACCCAAAGAGATAATAATGGATAGGGTAAACTTTATAAAAAATTTGAACAAAACTACTTTTAAGAAACTACGAGAGATAATAGAGACCGGTATTAGAGAGGGTCAGGCGCTGCAGCAAATAGAAAAGAACATAAAAAAGTTTTATAACTTCGCGGATAGTCGAATAAAAACAATAGCGAGGACTGAATCATGTAATATGATGAGTAATAGCACCATGCAAACATATAAAGATAACAATGTTAAAAAAAGCGCATGGTTGAGCGCGCGCGACGGGAGAGTACGGCCAGAGCATGTTATGAATGACCAGCAGGGCGCTATACCCGTAGGGATGCCGTTCTCTAACGGTGAGAGATATCCTGCCGAGAGAAGCATAAATTGTAGATGTACGCTAATTCCAGTTGTGGAATAAATGCCTTATATAGTAGAGGAGCATAAAATGGAACAACTAAAGAAGATTTTCGATAGCCTAGAAATAAAGGCAGCAGAGGAAGATAGAACGGTAGAGTTTATAGCCACAAAAGAAGTTATAGACAGGGATGGTGAGAAGCTGGTGGTGGCTGGTATAGATGTAAAGAATTTTAAGAAGAACCCTGTTATTTTGTGGGGGCATGATAGACACAGCCCGCCGATAGGTAAAGCCACAAAGGTTACCCGTTCTGATGATGAGTTAAAGGTAAAGGTACAATTTGCTGACGCTGAAACATACCCGTTTGCTGATACTATTTACAAATTAGTAAAGGGCGGTTTTCTAAATGCGGTTAGTATTGGATTTCTTCCAGACTATAACGCTATAACTTACCCAAGAGAGACAGCCGGTAAAAAGCAACCATACCGCATATTCAATAAAAGCGAACTTTTAGAGGTGTCGGTGGTTTCCTGTCCGGCCAATCAAGAGGCTTTAGCAACAGGTAAAAGTTTAACCAAAGCCGTAGAGGAGGGGCTGATAACTGATGAAGAGTACAAAGAGTACGAAGAAAAGACCTCCGACGATGCAGGAGCAGTTGGAGATGCAGGAGAAAACAGAATTGAAGAACTTAATAAAGAAGTCTCCGAACTTCGACGAGAGATGCAGGAACTCCGTACAGAAATGAAAAATGCCTTATATAGTAAGGGTAGTGAAAACTACTTGGATGAGTTGCTCGGTGAGTTCGCCCAGGACTTCGAGGCGCAAAGCGACCTAAACGAAGGAACTAGTGGCGAGACCCTAACCGAACAAGACAGAGTAGATATAGTAAACGAGTTATTAAACTAAAAAAGGAGAACTAAATATGGAAGCCGATAAGTACCAGAAGTTTCAAAAAGAGTTAGCAGGCACAGTAGCCGACATGGTAAAAGAGGCCATGGGTGTAGATAATATCAAAAC